AAAGCTCTGTCAAAGAGATGTCGTTTTCAAGTAATTTTACATGATTTGTGCATTCTGTCTTGTTACGTCTGATCTGTTCCCTAGCTGGACTATATCGTCGCCAGCTTCGGGTATTGAGCTTCCACTTATTGCGTCGGTCTTTGAAAGGTTTATCCAGTCCGTGCCGACCGAAGTAACCAGCCTCCAGTACATCTTTACACCCGAACCAGTGAACACCTGACACCTTGCCTGATCTCCAGCCACAAACTCGTTAGACACCTTGCCGTCTCCCGTATCGAAGTAGCACCTGTAATACGTTCCGCCATCAACCACGCTTGTGCACTTCATTCTCGCAGGAGAGAGAATCAATTGCCCGCCAATGTGTTTTAGCGATTCAATAATTAACTCTCTAAAAGTAGCACGCATGCGAACGTCTAATTGATCTATCTCCAACCGTGAAACACCGTTCTCCATCTTTAGTGATGCTCCAGCACCAAGAGGCCCGGTTGTGAAAGCTCCTATCTCGATACCTTTTACAAATTTGATGATCTCCTGTGCCGTGTCGGGATTCACCTTCGAGAGGAATATCTCTTTCAGCCCCTCGTTGTTTTTGAGGATCTCGGCCAATACGCGAAGAGACGAGAGGTAATTTTCATCCGTGAGCTCCGTTTCGGTGTCGGTGCTTATAATCATCTCGCGTAGCGCATTGTCGACCACCTCTTGTGTTACCTGATCCAGTACCTCTTTGTTTCCATGGTCGTGTGCCAGGACTTGAACCTCGGACAGGATAGCTACCTGATCCGGTGTCAAGCCTCCGCCTGTTCCGCCTCCTCCACCTGCACCTGCCGAAATTCCTCCGATACTTTTTACGCCAGTCTCACCGTCTCCGAAGTACGAATAAATGAAGTCTCTTTTTGTCAAGTTCTGATAAACCGCTTCTTCAATCTCTAAATTAGCCCTGCCTCTTAAAAAATCTACCGTCGCTGAAACAAGCGTGTACCTCTTTGAACAGGCAACGTAAACGGAAAGCGGATCGAACAGTCTTATGTCAATCTCAGCACTTACTAAATCATGCGCCTGTGAGAACATCCTTGACTGTTGTGTGGTTATATGGTGAAGAAGTGAACGCTCTACTCCGGGATCGGTTATGTCCGTCCATTTGGACGTTAAAACGCCGTTTGAATAGAGAGAGGAAGTGTCGTCGATGGGATATTTATAAAAATAGCCGTTCAATCCACCTGTCATGTAATCACCCCAGATGCTTGTGTCTATTTCGTGCTCTTTGGTGTAATTAGATCCCTGCTCTGTTTTAAAAATTGTGCCTTTTGGTGCTTCAGCCGTGTTTCTCATTAACAGGTCAACAGAATGAAAATATACCGCTCTCTGTGTGCCGTAAATTCTTATCTTTAACTTGTACTGTTCTAAATTTGAAACTTCCAATGTTCCTTTTACTCTTTTCCCCTCCGTCAAAAACGGGATAATGTCTCCTACATTCTTTACTTCCCCCTTTTCAAATGTCTGTTCATGTACTGGCGGGTTTGTTGATGGCATTGTTACAAATTTCCCGCTGTAATCAAGTGTTAATACGTCGCTTCCGTTTGTTGCAACTACGGCTATACGTATAACTGGCAGTATAAATACTGGTGTTGCGTAAACAGCTGCCGCAAGAGCATTAACATTTACCTCAACCTCTATTGATCCTTGTCCGCTATATGGTATGCTTATTTCTTCTGATTCAATGTACTTTGGATTTACGTTCCTAATGTATTCGTTTTCATTTATCAGGTAGCTTTTTTCCGTTGCGTTTCCGTAAACTGGAGTATAAACCGCACCGCTGTTTGTTGTCGTAAATCCCTTTATTTCTTTATTGTCTACCGCAGCGACAAATCCACCCACCGAAGTCCATCCCGTTAATCCTTTTGAAAAATCGTAATTATCCGGGTGAAGCATGCCCCCTCCATGCTCGTGATAAACACCAGTGCTCGCAGCTACGGGAATTATCGTTCTTCTTGCCCCGACGGTAACGTCTGAAAAGTTGTGAATTATATCCTGCCAGTTGGTGAATGTCGTGCTGTTGGAATATAACTTCCCCTGCCCTAACTCGTGCTGTAGCTTATTAACTATGTACCATTCGGCATTTCTCTGCAAGATGGTTGAATTGGAGGCTACAAGAATAGAGCTTAAAATATCGTAACAGCTTATCGAACGCCCCTTGTTGTCGACAAGTCTTTGGGAAAGTGCGTCTATGTTGAAAAAGTTAACAGCGTCGGCTTCTAAATCTACCATTGTATTTAACGGCAAACTTAGTCCGGTATTTGATAAACATTGCTCTGCCAAAGTCCTTAACGATACGAAAGCGTTCAAATCGGTTAACGTAACACCCTTTAACGTGCCTATCCTGTCCGAAGCGACCATCGAAACAACTGATCTCTTGCCTATCTCCTTTGAAAAGAAGTCAGGAATGACAAAACCGGTCCATTTCTTTATGTTGTTAATATAGTAATCAACCTTTATTTCAGTCTCGTTCGAGGTCTTAAGTGCATCTATGTTAAATTCTTCCGTCTCGTAAATATTTATTTCCGCGCTCGAAGTAAGGAAATGACCCGATTTGTCCGACTTGTCTAACTTGTAAATTAACCTGAACGGATCCTCCGTGCCATCGATGGTTTTTTCTACCAGCCCAGGAGTGGTTATCTCCAGCCTCGCTACATCCAAATCCTTATTTTTGTATTCCAGTTTGAATATCATATCCTGTTTCTTCTTTGTTCAGCCGTGTTCAATACTCCCACCAATTCATTTGTGCCAATCTTAAACTCAACTTTAAAATCATCCTGATACTGCCCTCTATATTCGGATGGCCCATACGATGGACCTGTATTCCTCATTGATGGTGCGGATGAATAGCCCCCAGATCCCATTGAGCTTCCGATTTTTCTTGCTCCTGCCTTGAACATTGATCCTATTGCTATAAGTGCTGCGCCAGCTGCAATTGCTCCAAGTCCGCCAAGGCTTGTTAGTGCTAACTTCACCGCTTCAATAGCTGTTCCCGTTGCAACAACCTGCTGCCCTAACTGTACCATTATACCGCCCATCGTTCCAAGCAATGCTGACCCCAATGCCTCCATAACATTGTCTCCCGAAACAATAGCTTCAGAAACAGCTCCGAATATGTCAGTCAATGAAGCTGAAAGCATACTTGAAAGGTCAACTGTAAGAACCTGAATACCCTCCGATAAATCACCCATTGCCGATTTAACCGATTCCATCATTTTGTCTTTTAGCACTTTCGGCTCAATGGTGGGCTCGATTATTGGCTTAAGCACCATATTCCCATCTTTTTCTGAAAATAGCTGGTCGAATATGGTTTCTTTCTTTTGCTTGTCAATTACGATACCACCGCCGATAATACTTTCAGGAACTTTCACTTTAGTTAACTCTTTCATTGAACTTGTTAACTTGTCAACCTTTTCCGCTGTATCTGCCGCTTCTTTTTTAACAGCCTGCATCGCTCCTGCTGAACCAGTCATCTCATTCGCTGCCAAAGCTGCTTCGAGTGCTGTCTGGTCTAAATTAATTCCACCGAACGAAGCATTAACCCTGTTAGCCCATTCCTCTAAACCTAACTTTCTTAAAACCCATTCGAGCTTTTCGCCCATGAACTCCATTTGACCAACAACCCATTTAACGCCATTAGCGACCATCGATTTTATGTTAGTCCAAAAACCTTTAAAATCTAAGGTTACAAGAGAAACAAGTGCTTTTACTGAACTTGAAATGCCGGATGTGAATGTATTCCACATTGTTGTAACGTTTTTCACAACATCCTCGAAATTGGCTGCCAAAAGTATGATCGCTCCACCGACAAGTCCAATAGGCCCTGTCAATGCTACAAATCCAGCTTTTAATAACGGCAACATCTGCAATAGCTTGCCTATTCCTACGAGTAACGGCCCTATGGCTGCTACTGTAGCCGCAATTCCAACCGTCAGCGTCTGCATCTCCGGCGACATTGTTCTTATTCCAGCGACAATATCCCGTAGTCCTGAAATGACAGGAGTTATAACTGGGATCAACACCTGCCCCAACTCGGTTGATAAATTGGTTATCTCCGTCCTTAATGCTCTCATCGATCCGCTGGCTCCGTCCGCTTCTCTCGCTGCCTGCCCTTGCGCCGCCCCGGTCTGTTCGAAGATTAAAGAAAGTGTTGCGGCCTGTTTTGCTTGTAAACTAAGCTCTCCCGTGCCGTCAGATAGCCCCAACTCGAATGCTCTTGTCTTAATGAGTGCATCGTTAACGGCCATCCCGTAATTATCCAGCATGGTATTATTGCCTTTCAAAGCTCCGGTTAACGCCCTAACAGCGTCCTGCGTCCTGCCTCCGTACATTGCCGTAAGGTCTCCGGCTAACTCAATAAGTTTTGCTGATTGTTTGGCCGCCTCTTGTTCTGTAAGTCGTCCGATATTGATAAGCATTGATCCCATCAGATTGGAGTACTCTAACGCTTCTTTTTTTGCAATACCGTACTCCGTTCCAAGGTTATCCGACCAGTTTCTTACTATATCGGCATTCTCCTTGAATATCTGCCCGGTTGCGCCCAAAGCGTCCTCGAAATCGGCAGCCATCATGTACGCTTTCCCTCCTGCGGCGACAAGAACTGCACTTAATACGGATGCTTTCTTTCCTATGTTTTCGAACGACTTTCCAATTCCAGAAAGCCTTTGTTCAACGTTCTTCTGAAGCCCGTCGATTGATCTGGTCGCTTGCTCTACTCCCTTTTCAAAGTTGGCTATATCGGCTGTTATCTTTGCGGTAAAACTCATAGCTTTTTGTTATAATGATCCATTGCTTCGTTGTACTCCCTCATCCGCTGCTCGAATAGGGCTCTCATCTCGTCCGATACCATGCTTTTCTTCTTCTCGCCTATCGGCATAAAACTTTCGATTGATTTTGGAAACTTCTTGATGTCAATGTGTGAACCTATCGCAGAATAGTATGATATTAGTCTCGTGTGCTTCAATCGTTCTTCCTGCATCCGGTTGTAGGCAAAACTCTTAATCCTGAACTCACACCACGGCATTTCATAAAACTCTTCCAGCCTTAAACCTAATTCCCCTACCGCAAACGCCACTACGTCCCGATCCCAGTCAAAATCTAACGGGGTTTCGTGGCTTTCGGGTTTTTTGGCACGTTCGTTTCATTGTGTTTTACCCATAACTCCTGAATGCGCTGTACTTCTTCTCCGGATATACCTCCCTGTTCGTCCATCCAGTCGTAACAATCAAACACATCAAATCCTATCGGGTCATTGGCTACGTACTTGTTCCTTAACCCCTCACCGTGTATCAGTCCGAAAAATATCATGTAGGCGAATATCTCTATATTCCCCACTTCTTTTTTTACGATCTTTTCAATCTCTCCGGTTACCCACGAACCAAAGCGGATAGTTCTTTCTTTGTCTTTAAAGTGTATTTTCGTTTCAAACATATCGTTAAGTTTTAAAAGTTACCCCCGAAGGGGTAACTTGATTAAGGAGTTGCAACTTTTGGGTCTGTTTCTGAAATATCCCCGTTGATGGTGAGCGTGCCTGAAAAGGTTGCGTCTTCCCCAGCTTGAAAGGTGTCGTCCAGATTTGAAATGACAGCATTAAAATACTGTGCGCTTCCCCTGCCCTCTAATTTAAATGTCTGCTCCGCTTCCTGCAAAGCTAACAATTCGGCGTAGCTTACCGCGTCTCCAGGTGCTCCTATTGTCATCACTTCCGCATCGAAGTTAACCGTCCTGTCTACCCCGTCAATGGATTGGACAGTCTTTCCCTCCGTGCAGTAGTTCACTTTTTCAATAAGCCGCAATACGCTGCTCATCGAAGTTGAAGTAAAACACACGATCGGTTTATACGCTGCCGTATCATATACGGACAGTAAACCGGTGTGCCCTTTTACGTTTGTATTAGCCATTTTGTATAAAGTTTAATGTTATAATTTTCGTGAATGCTAAATTTTGATTAGTTATTTCCGTCATTGTTCTCGATACGGGCATTTCTACTTTCTGATAGCCCGCTAACTTACTCCCCCCCCTGTCGTCTCTAAGCAAAGCTAAAACTGCGTCTCCTATGTCCTCGCATAACTTCTTGCTTCCAACAAGCCCCCATTTGGTCACTATCCGTAAGGTTATGTTAAGATTGAATCTTGGATTGCAAAACGTGTGCTGCCCGTCATACTGTTGCTGGTTTTGGATAACCATGTAAACCTCCGCTCCGTCTATTTTTGGAATAGTCGTATTCGGGTTTACTATCTCATCGAATATCGGCACTAATGTGTTCTTGTGCTTAAACCCGCTTAACGCTGTTAAAACAGCTCCCCTAATTGTCGTCGACCGATCCATCCAGTATTTTGTTTAGCTCGTTTTTAAATTCCGCTTCCTTTACTAAAAAATTATTGTATAAATACGGGCTGCTTTTGAGTGTCCCCATTCCGTTTATGTAAAACTCAATTGCAATATCCCTTATCCATTGCGGATAATCTTTTAATAAATCGGCTGCGTAAAGTCCTGTTCCAAATTCGATATAAGCCGCCATTACGTTTTCACCCATCACGCCCACTTCGCCCTCCAATTCATCGGCCGTAAACTTCTTGTCTATGCTGATAAAATTCGGCGCCTGCCTGGTAGCCATCTCCTCTACGTCAGTAATCTTATCTACAACCAAATCTTTTATCTTTTGGATGGTTTTCCGTTGATACTTCTTCAGATTCTTTGATGTCGTGTTTATGACTGGCATATATCAAATATCCATTCTTTCTTTAATCTTACGTTCTCGACTACGGGCGAAGTAAGTATGTTGAACTTCTGACCGTTCCATTTTACTCTCATATTTACCGTCGGGTAAAAACCCCCTCTTACCTGTACCTTAACCCTGTAAGTTGATGGTAACTTCATCTGAACCTGTTCTATTGACCGTGATTGCTTAAGCTGCTCGATAGCTGCCCACGTGCTCAATTCGACCGTCTCGGATGGTGTCACCCCTCCGTAACCGTCCGAAGTTTCGCCCTCTGTGATAAAATCAATCTTCTGGTCGTAGTTCATATCATCGGTCTTATTGAAAGTCTCCTGTATGTTTTCATCGACGATAAAGAGCCGCCATCCCCTCGATACATAGCTTCTATGTCGTCTAAAACAGCCTCGTGCGCTTCGTGATTGATTGCAAGATCAAGCTCACCGATAACGCTTGTCGCTCTCGCTATTGCTGCGTTCATCAACGATGTTATCAAGGTGTCGTGATCGTTGAAATCAACCCTTAATCTGCTCTTTACGTCTGCTAATGTCATGTCGTTTCTAATGCTTTAATCCTTGTGCTTAATGCTATTGCCAAAGCCTGAATGTCGGATGCTGCTTCCAGTCCGCTGGCAGCATCTGCTACTACGGCGTGATTATGGTTTCCAGCTGCCGCTTTCGTTGCGGTCGTCCCTATCTCCGGTGCAAACGTTGAGGGTTTTCCAGTTACGTCAGCCCATGCAAGAGCCTGTTTTGCTCCAACGGTCGCAAGTGCGGCATATGCTTTCGCACCGTCACCCTTTTTGATTATACCTGTATCAGATTCAATCATAAGGGTATTTGCCGGGTAAATCTTAGTGTCGGCTGCCCATTGTGCCGCTGTAGCCTCGTATGCAATTACGTTATAAAGTATTTTTGCCATTTTGTTAAAGTTTTAAAGTAGGGAGGAGTAACCCTCCCTACAAGTTATCAAAGAGTGATCTTAATCATTGCATTCAGGTCTTTAGCTACAAAACCGATCATTTCTTCCACACGGAACGTAACCTTGTTATAGGCAAAGTTTTCGTCGTGTTCTTCAGAAACTTTCAGTTCGGGTGCAAGACGGTTTATGAACTCAAATTCCGGTGCGGAAACAACATATGCAACTCCGGCGGTCAACGAAGGAACGGGAACGATCTGAACGTTGGCCTCCAGTCCGCTTCCGGCAAATCCCCTCAACATGTCGTTAGGAAGATCATACTCACCACTTCCAACGGCCTTGTTGAATTTAACATAAGTCAGGTAATCTGCCTGATTCATCAATACGTGAGTAGGATTGAAGTAATTCCCCAAAAGCTGGTTGAATGCTGCATCGATAATCTTTTCGGCCGCTATGGTTTTTGCCCCAGAATAGGCAACTGCACTTCCTGCCAGATAATCGGTTATATACTTGTTTTCTGCAGCGAACAAACCTTTATTCGAGTATAAAAGAGTATTCGTGATGCTGCCCTGCAAGTACTTCACATTCAAAAGAAGCTCCCGGTTAACGGTTGTCATACCTGCCAGCCATTTGATAGGCACATTTACATCCTTGTAAGCGGGTGATACGTCCGGCTTCGGCTCGTCTGCTCCTTCCGTTCCTGTTCCTCTCGCCCATTCTGCGGCTGCTCCGGTGATTACTCCTCTCTGCGGAATAACGATGGCTGCGCTGTCGGTAGATACGTTCGGGAAAATGTTTCTCAAATACAAGGGAGAATAAGGACTATTATATAGGCTTCTTCTTACCTCGTCTGTCTGTAACGACAATGTGGCTGCGTCCGTCCAGCTTGCGGCTGTTACGGCTTTCATGGTTAGACTCTGCTTTCCGCTCAAATTCTTGAGTATCTCCGCTCCGTCCAAAAGTGCTTCGGAAATGGAGTCGGCAATGCTTTTGTGTGTTTTTTCTTGCATGGTTGTCTGGTTGATAGATTTAACTCTCGCCTGAAGTTCTGACACTTCCTTTTTCATGTCTGCCTTCAGTTTTTCGGCGTCCTCTTTTGAGAATACCCCATCAAATTTCTTTTCAATTTCGCCGACCGCTTCATCTACGGTGCTCTTGGCTGTTTCCGAGGCTGTCTTTTTGATGTTTTCCAACGCCTCAAGTTTTGCTTTTTCTAATTCGTCCATTTTGTTTTTAGTTAAAAAGTTTATAAAAATCTAAAATCAACTTGGGCGGCTCATTAACGGGAGTGGAAGCGTCCGGCTCCTGTCCGAGTGTCAAAAATTGTTCTAATGATTTAAGTATGTTGTCTGAAAATCTTTCGTTATATGCTTTTTCTATCAGTCTCCAGAATTCCTCCTGGTTGGGCTCTGACAGGTCTTTCACGGCCTTTACCGTGTCAATTAGTGAATATTCGTTGGCGGGATCGTCGGTGGTTAATACTGAAATCTCCTTTAACTTGTACTCGGCTACCTCTGATTTATTCTTTGTGCCTCTTTTAACTATCCACCCCCCTATTGACAGCCCGCTTTCAAATCCGTTCTCTTTTAAAAACTTAGTCTCCAACCATGCGTTTCTACCGGCCTCTGTCTCCATAGCCATCTGCGCTACCATCTTCAATCCGTATGTATCTGCTATATCAAGCTCGGTTGGTACTCCAACCAATCCCGGTTGGTGGTTCTTGAATATCTTTATCTTGTTCTTTCGCTCGGTAACGGTCTTTGCGAATGATCCAGGCAGGGATATATCCCCGTCTGAATCTTTTACATTGTAAACGTTTGCATATCCAACTATAATCCCGTCCGATATGTCCTGTATTTCACTTAAGGTCTTGATTATTGCTTCCATATTATTTCCATCTTTTATATAAAACTTGACAGCCACAGTTTATCACGTTTCCTGCGCTTGCGTTAAGGTCGTGCGGGTGTTTCATGTGGTCTGTTTGTCCGGTGTTCGGGTCAGTTACAGACCATGTCTCTTCTTTTCGTATCATCGTTCCGTTATCTAAAGACAAGTGCCAGTCTCGAGGGTCTTTCGCTCCACGGTGAATCCATATCTTGCCTATCTCTCTGCCTGAGTCTCTCTCCCAGTCATCCGCACTTTTGGTTTTAGAAATATTTACGGCGTTAGCTGTTTCCGTGCGAGCAATCATCAAGGCCCTTTTTGCGGATGCAATTCCTCCATTTTTTATTCTTTGTGCAATAACCTCAAATTCCAACCCCTCGGCGGTGGCTCTCTCTGATATGTGTCTTAGCCTTTCTCTTGTGGTGTCGTCTATGTCTGTTACTTTTTTGGCCAAATTCGCTTCCTTGAATACCTGAATCCATATTAACCATTCGCTTAAAAAGAATCCAGCTTTTACGGTCTCTCCCTCAAGTTGCTTCCATTGCCTCGGGAGAAAGAATGTCATCACATCGTCGTATAGCTCGCTGATTACCGGGTATAGTGCGTTATTGATATCTCCGTGCTTCAAAAAGTGTTCGGATTGCTCAATTAGAGCTCTGCGGATGGCTTTGGCGTGCCTCTTTTCGTAAGAAGCAATCATCCTGTCCTCAATCTGCGCCATCCTCCTGAAATTCATAACTTGTCCTTTATAACTATGAAAAAATCATCCCCGGAATACCCTATAATTCTATCGATGAATAGTGCTATATCAAGCATCATATCCCAGAACTTGTTAACTCCTGTCACGTGAGCACCGTCTATCAGTTGGCTCACGAACACAGGAATGAATCCGTACATTATTCCTCTATGTGTATATCCTAATTTTTCCGCCTCTTTCTCCGTCATACGTTATAGTCGCTTAGTGGTACTAAACCCTGCTGAATGAATATCTCGTTTGCATATGGTTCTTCGCTCTCGTCAGATCCCTGCATTACTCTTACCTCGTTGATCGAATGTGTTTTTAGAAACGCTTCTACCTGCGTGTCTGAAATCCTTAGTTCTTCATAAGAGGAAAGGTCGTAGTCGATTATATATGTTTTGTTGTCTCTATTCGAAAAAGGTTCTACCAGCCATTTGTTCAGCTTGTCCTCCTCCAATGAAAGGTAAGGCAGCACAACATCCATAACAAGTCTCAATCTTCCCTCTCTTGCGTTCTGGTAGGTAGGATTAGGATCGAACAAGACCGTAGGAACGTTCCACAGGTCGCACAATTTAACCCCTGCGTGCTCTAATCCCTTTACGATGTTTAGTGCGTCTGGTGACAGCCCTATATGTGTGTATTGAAGTGGCATTCCAGAAACGACAATCTTGTTCTTGTTGTCAGCTCCGTGTATCTTCGTTTCTACCGTTGTTTGTGTGCTCTCTACCTGATCAGGTGTCAACCATAAATTTGGATCTGCATGGTTTGGTGAAATAAGCCCCTTTGCTCCCTCGTTCTCTACGGACTTAATCCAGCTTTGAATTGCGGAATCGTCAAGCTGAAGATATTTAAGCCCGGCTAAAAGAGGGCTCATTCCCCTTAGTTGTGTTCCCGAAGCGTCGAATACGGGGTTTGGCATCTTCAAATGAAAAACATCACCTGCCGGGATCTCCCTCGTAAGTCCGTTAAACAGATTGAGCTTCCACGCTACCAGCCCCTCCGAGCTCACCACTTGTGTCATTAAATGAGCAGGAACTACGTGCAAACTTAACGCACAATCGTCATCCCCTGCCTCCCTGTAAATGAATGTTTCGCCCTGAACGAAATAAAATATCCTCGCAAGAGTGATGAACTCCCTCCATGTCTGTAACGTGTTCGGGTTTTTGAGTAGTTTTACAAGATCGTTATCCTCCGGGGCGTACTTTAATTCCTTATGCACGTAAAGCCTATGTTTGGCTACCGATATGTCGCTGTCCTTTCTCGATTTTGACTTAACTCCTTTTGAATCGATATAAACGTATGGTGTTGATGCCGCACACTTGTCAGTAATCTTCTTGATGATTGAATATATCTCCCCGTTAGACGTGTACCCCTTTGAAATGTAGTCCTCGGCGTTGTAGTTGTACAATACAACAGGTGAATTGCCTATAAATGTGGAGTACATGAACGACTTCGATACCTTATTTTTTCTTCTGAATAATCTCATCTTATTGCAAATGAAAATTTGTGTTTCGGATTTAATGAATAGCGCAAAGCATCTATACCGTGATTATACATGTCAATAGGCTTATTGGTCGGGTTGCCGTCCTTGTCCAAGGCCCAGCTGTACGACCTTAGCTCCTTTATCAGGTTAGTGCTTCTCTGTGTTACGTAAATAGGTTTGCTCTGAAGTCTGTCAATACCCGTCCTGACGCTGTCAGCACCCTTTACGGCGGGTTTTATGTTAAATCCAGCATTGTGTATCTCCTGAATGCTTTTAGGCTCTGCGCTATCAGCGATGATCTCGTCGTAGTTTTTCCTTATTCCTAATGATTCAAGTCTATTGATGATATGAGAGTTTAGCATACCTGTTTGATATATTAGCTCGTCTACGTAGTACGCTTCATCTGTTTCGATTGTCGCTACTAAAGAGGTGGGGTCGCAATTATGAACTAAAATCCCGTTAGCAAAGTATTCATGAGCATCTTCAATTTCTAAATCGTAAACGTCGCAATAAAAACTACGAACGTTTTTTACGTTTATTAATCCCTGATAATTTATGTGCGTGTTCATTTGAACAGCATTTTGGCTTAAGGTATTTATTCCCTTGAAAAACCTCTCCACAATACTGGCATACCAATTCGATATTGTTTTCTGGTGCTTTATATTGCCATACGTGGTGGCATTTTTTTGAGCAAAACCCTTGATGAACATTTGTTGCTGTATATTCTTTTCCACACCATACGCATTTTCTTGGTTCTGATTGCAGCTTTTTAATTGCCTTATTTCGTCTTTCTTCCCAATTGCTTTTCGTGTATGCACCTTTAATGTTTTTACCTTCCAGTAATACTTTTCTAAGTTTTTCTGGGTGTAGTTTTTGATGCTCGCTCTTACTGACAAGTAAAAGGTTTTCAATGTTGTTATTGATGGGGTTATGGTCAATGTGGTGGATTTCCATCCCATTTGGAATTTCTTTCCCGTTATGGTGTTCCCATATTGCGTGATGCAATCTTTTCTTGATTCCGCCTCTGCTGCTAAAATAATAGTTTGCATGCTTTCCTGATGGGTATCGGTTGTACTTTTCTCCTTTAAACTCGATTGTACACACAATACGTCCCTCTCTGTTAATTCTCCGTACTTCTTCCATTTTCCGTTAGCATAAAAATGATGTTCATGTGTTGCACAAATATTTGTGCTCAAAGCATCTGTTATTAATTTTTTCTCAATTACTCTTTTATATCCGTTATAGATGGTTCTTTTTACGAGCCTATATCCTTTACGTGTTAAAACTAAATCACCCTTTTTTACGTCTTTGATTTGAATTAATCCTTTAGATGTAGTAATCAATGTTTCTCCACTAAAACAGCTAAACCCGAAATCTAACCCGTATATCTTATCACCTTCAGGCATCCTATCCACCTGCATCCAGTTTGAAAAAATGATCCCCTCGGTTACGCCGTATTCGCAGTCAATGTGAATCCGCCTGAAGTTTTCGTCCCTGGATGCTCTTTTGGCGATCCTGTTTTTTTCGGTCTCAGGAAGAAAGGGATTATCTAAGTAGTTAGATTTAATGGTTAAAACTTTATCGTAGTTTGCTGCCCAGTCCTCAACCCAGAATTGAGCGGTCGGGTTGAAGTCGGCTATCACGTTTTCCGTCCGTCTTGCAAGCTCATCCCAAACATCTTTTTTCAATGAGTTGATCTCGTTTCCGTATAACCAGTCTCTACGTGCTCCAAGTGCCTTGTCGATACGGTCAGCGGAAAAGAACTCGATTATCGTTCCGGTTGGTGAAGTCCATGTCGATTTTGATATGTTCCAGTTTTCTTTTCCCCAAAGATTTAAAGGTTTGCATATACCTGATAGTATCCTTATTGCTCCGATTTCCAAGTGCGGCCTACTCTCGGAAACAACGGTAATGATCAGATCGGGATGGGTTACCGCTACTGAAAAAAGATACAACATGTTGTCATATGTCTTTCCCGATCCCGTTCCTCCACGGTGGATGCAAATCTTAAAACCGTCGTCAAAGGCCTGACGGGTCTTATTGTATATCGTCCCCGTCTTTATTTCCATAATTTATGAATTTGATGTTTAGGCCTGTTCCGGTTATCTCCTGTTTTGTTGGTGCATAAAACCCCAACATTGCCGTTATTGCATCGAGCGACTTCTGCCTATCCCTTGTCGTTTCTTCATTGCTGAATGCAATATTTTCATGTGCCTTTAATACCCTTAATGCTGAAATCTGTGCAGTTTCGGCAAGGTTTAATTGCATCTCGGATATTCTTTTTTGTATTTCAGGTTTCTTCAGGTTTTCCCATCCTATCGAATAGGATGAATCTTCACTATAACCAGCGTTTAAGGCTGCCTTTGTGGCGTTAAGATGCAGAACATACTCGTAGCAAAATTTTTCCTGCTTGTCAGTAAGTTTTATTTCTTCTTTTTTCTGCATACCTCACCCTTTAATGGATTACTCCTATATACTTCACAAATTTTTGTCGGACAATTTCTGTAACCGTTTATTAATGCTGTTTTCAGACGTTCGGATACAAAAAAACCGACACTACTTGTGTCGGCTTCCGAATAATATCTTGTACTTTTGCTTTTCCGTCTTTATAAAACGGTGTCTCATTCGCCTGTGCTCATCCATAAATTCTTTTATAATTACATCGTCAATAGCTGTCTTCAGATTATCCCTCCTTATTATGTACTCGAATGTCTCAAGCATTATATCTTCACAGTTATACCCGTTATGAATTTTTCCGTTATCTCTCAATAGCTTTTTGCGCAGATAGCCCCAGTTGGAAGCCAAAACATTCATTATTTTTTTATGTGGCTTCCTGGCTATCATTTTCAAGTTTACTGATTTTATCGGATAATAAAAATCCTTCCTCATCCTGTAATTTGTTAAGTGAATGTTTAATTAATACCCTTATAACGGCCGATT